TTAGTGTTTACTACCCTCAGATGAAAAGTAGAAAGATGGTTATTCAAACTTTGATTCACGAATACATTCACTACTTACAATCACCATCTTGGTTCAAAAGATATTACAATATGGGATATGATTATGTAACTCACCCATATGAGATTGAAGCGATTAGTTACGAAAAAGATTACAAATTATTTATTTAAACCTTAAAATATGTATTTTACAGAAACTCAAGTAAACGAATTAAAAGAAGTTATTGGACAGAAGTTTTCTAATAATTTCGCTCCAACCCTTTGTTCAAAATTAATTGGTGTTTATCCTGAAAAAGGTTATTGTACTTATATGGATGAACGAGGACAATACGAATCAAACAAACATATTGAAACACGAAGAGGTGTTCACAAACTACCCATTTCAATTATGTGGAATGCGTTTTTTTATTAAAATTTAAAATTTGAATTATGGCAAAAATTATAATTGATACTCAGTATTACGAAAATTATGGATTCTATGAGGGAACAACTCATTGGAAACCAAAAGGTGGACATAAGTTCACAATGGAAGTATCATCAGATGTAGCAATATGGACTGATGATATGAAGGGTAAACTATCTAAGATAGTAGAAAAACAATCCAATGATTTGGAGAAGTTTGAATATATTGACCACGAGGTTATATTCCATAACCCAACCGAGTTATCATATGATTTGTTAATGAAAGAAATTGATATTGAGGAACTATCTCAAGCTTAATAATAAAAAAAAAATACGAATTTGTTTGGAATTGTAAAAATAAATTCGTATATTTGTATAAATAAAATTTAAATATGGAAGAAACAGCAAAAGAATACTGTGAAAGGTTATATCCTGAAACCACCGCAGAGTTTAAAAAAATCCTCGATGAGATGTACGAAACTTTTTGTAAAAAACAAAGAAACTATGGACCTGGTAATATATCAGTAGGTTCACCTTTGGAAACAACAGAAGATAAGAATGTTGCATTGACTGGATTGTGGTTTAGAAAGAATGATAAAATACAAAGATTACTACAATTAGTAGTCAAAGGCCAACCAGATGAGGTTGGTGAAAATATTCAAGATACTTATGAAGATTTATCAGTTTATGGTATCATTTCACAAATCGTTCAAAGAGATAAATGGGCTAAATAATTGTTAATAAGTAATCACGAAAATTCGGTGTTTTTTGTGGTTTCTTTATATTTATATATACACCGAGTGTTAATAAGTTTGGCACTCAAAACTTAAACTTAAACAATTAAATTAATTAAAACTAAAAGGTAAAAATCATGGCTTTAGACATTAACGCAATCAGAAGTAGACTGAACAAACTACAAAACACACAACGTAAAACTGATGCACTTTGGAAACCTACTCCAGGTAAACATCAAGTAAGAATCGTTCCTTATCAATTTGATAAAGATAACCCTTTCATCGAATTGTACTTTCACTACAACATTAATAACAAAACGTATCTTTCACCACAATCATTTGGTAGACCAGACCCTATTGTAGAGTTTGCAGATAAACTAAAAAGAATGGGTGATAAAGATGATTGGAAAGCAGCGAAGGCTATGGAGCCTAAGTTAAGAACTTTCGTACCCGTTATTGTTAGAGGTGAAGAAGGTGAAGGAGTTAGATTTTGGGGATTTGGTAAAACTGTATATCAAGAAATCTTAGGTTACATCGCTGACCCTGATTATGGTGATATCACCGACCCAACAAGTGGTAGAGATTTAACAATCGAGTACAAATCAGCAGAAGAAGCTGGTACTACTTATCCAACTACTACTATTAGAGTTAAACCATCAACTACACCAGTAAGTGAAGATACTGATAAAGTAACTCAATTTTTAGAATCACAAACTGAAATTACAGATTTATATTCTGAATTATCTTATGATGAATTAAAATCAGTATTAGAAGGTTGGTTAAACCCAAGTGGAGAAGGTGAGAAAGAAACTGAATCTCAGGCTACCTTATCACAAAGTACCCCAGCTTCTAAACCAGTAGAATCTGCACCAACTACTACAACAGAATCTTCATCGAAGAAAACTGATGATGTAGCGGCTGCTTTTGATGATTTATTTAACAACTAAAAACCAATTTAATGGCGAAAAAGAAAGCAGTAAAAGAGCTTGACCTGGCTGATATTTTAGCGGGTGAACTCAACAAACAATCGAAAGATTCCAAAGTAGCATTTTTTCTTAACGATGATGAAGCACCTACAAACGTAGATGGTTGGATATCGACAGGATGTGCAATGTTGGATGTGGCTGTTTCAAATCGTCCTTATGGTGGTTTACCCGTTGGTAGAATAACTGAAATCACAGGATTAGAACAATCAGGAAAATCATTAGTATCAGCACACCTCCTTGCAGAAACACAGAAACAAGGTGGTGTTGCTGTTCTTATTGATACAGAAACTGCAGTAAGTAGAGAATTTTTAGAAGCAATCGGTGTTGACGTTTCTAAACTTCTTTATGTAACAGCAGATTCGGTTGAACAAATCTTTGATTTCACAGAAACTATCATTGAGAAAGTTAGAGAAACTTCCAAAGATAAGATAGTAACAATAGTAGTAGATTCAGTTGCGGCTGCTTCTACAACTAATGAATTAGCGGCAGATTACAAGAAAGATGGATATGCTACTGATAAAGCTATTATTATCTCGAAGGCGATGAGAAAGATTACCAATATGATTGGTAGACAGAAAATCTCATTAGTATTCACTAACCAACTTAGACAGAAGATGAATGCTATGTTCGGTGACCCTTGGACTACAAGTGGTGGTAAAGCTCTTGCTTTTCACGCATCTGTAAGATTGAGGTTAAAGAACATGGGACAAATCAAGATGAAGGTAAATGGTAAGGACAAAACAGTTGGTATGAAAGTACGTTGTCAAGTTGTAAAAAACAGAATGGGCCCACCTCTAAGAGCGGCTGATTTTGAAATCTACTTTGACAGAGGGATTGATAACTACGGGTCATGGCTCGGAGTTATGAAAGAAAACAAATTAGTAAAACAAGCTGGTGCATGGTATGCATATGTTGATACTGAAACTGGTGAAGAATTCAAATTTCAATCAAAAGATTTTATTCCTTTGATGGATGAGAATACTGAACTCAGAGAACAGATTTACAAAAAGATATGTGAAGAAACAATCTTACAATATAAATCTGATACTTTAGATATTGATAATATGGAAGTAGATACTCGTGGTGCTGGTGTAAATGAATAGTTATGGACAAAAAATTATTTACGATGTTGAAAAGTAGTGCTGAGGCTGATAAGGCCAAAGCTCTACTTTCTTTAGAACTTCTTGGTAATAAAGCAGTTGGAATTGGTGACCACTCTACTGAAGATTTCTACAAAAACGCAGAGGAAGCTCTCGTTATGTTAGTAGATGCAGATGATAGATTAGGAGCACTTGAAAAATACTTTAGTACTAAAGAAGTTTTATAATGAAAGAACTATACAAAAACATTTTAGATTCGGTTGAAACCGATAGAGAAACGAATATCAATAGACACAAGAATTCTCGTGTTTTAATTATTGATGGATTAAATACATTTATCAGATGTTGGTCATCCATTCCTACAATGAATGAAGATGGTGACCATGTTGGTGGTGTAACCGGTGTTCTTAAATCGATTGGATATGCGATTAGACAAACTCAACCAACTCGTGTTGTTGTAGTGTTCGATGGTAAGGGTGGTTCTACCCAAAGAAAGAAGAAATTTAGTGGATATAAAGCTCAAAGAGATTCTAACAACTACAGAGTAAATCGTGCCTATGCAGGTATGATGAACGATGAAGATGAAAGAGAATCTATGAAAAGACAATTCGTTTGGTTAAATGAAATGTTAGATGGGTTACCTCTTACAACTATGATATACGATGGTGTTGAAGCCGATGATATCATGGCTTATATTACTACACATATTCTTAAAGATAAAGAACAGGCGGTGATTATGTCAACTGATAAGGATTTCCTTCAATTGGTTGATGATACAACCATCGTCTGGTCACCCACCAAAAAGAAAATGTACAATACAAAAATGGTAAAAGAAGAATATGGAATAGAATCTAAAAATCTTTTATTATATAGAGTATTAGATGGGGATAAATCAGATAATATTCCTGGTGTATATGGATGTGGTATTAAAACCGTAGTGAAAAGATTTCCTGAAATTACAGAAGATGTTAAATTATCAGTAGATGATTTACTAAAACTATGTGAAGATAAGGAAGTTGAAACAAAGGGTAAAATAAAAATATACAAAGATATACTTAAATCAAAAAGACAAATATTACTAAATAGGGAACTAATGCAACTTGATGATGTTGATATTAGTGGTAATATAAAAATGAAAACTTTAGATAGATTTAACGAACCTATCGAACCCTTAAATAAAATGAATTTCATGAAAATTCTATTAAAATACAAAGTTATAGGAAACTTTGGAGATATCAATGATTGGTTAAAAACCACTTTTGGAAATTTAATCATAAAATAATTTGGATATTAAAAATAAATTTCGTATATTTGTATAAGTTTTAAAAAGAGTCAATGCAAGAACAAATAGATACATTATCAAAATATGGACAATCGTTCCAATCGAAAGTAGTTTCGGCTCTACTTACAGATGGGAAATTCTTAGATACGATTAGTGAAATAACTACCGCTAAGTTCTTTGAGAACGATGCTAACAAATGGATTATTTCTGAGATACTACA